CCAGAAATGAGATCGTTAGCTTTATTTGAACAAAAAGTTTGCGATACCATTTATGGAGATGACAATTTAGTCACGGTGGCGGAAGACGTGCGAGATTTATACAACCCGAATAACGTTTCAGAAGTTTTGAAGAATATGGGAATGACCTATACATCAGCAACGAAAGATGGACAAGCGGAGTGGAAGACATTAAGTGATCTCACTTTTCTGAAAAGAGGTTTTCAGAAAGGTGAGAGACATTTATGGCTTCCACTTATGGACAAAAATACGATACAAGAATTGACGAATTGGATTCGAGAGAGCAAATTCGTTACTGAACGACAAATGACAATTGACAATTGCAATGAAGCGCTTCGTTTTGCCTTCTTTTGGGGGAAAGAATATTTCGAGATGCTCTATGATAAAATAAAGGCAGTAATGCCAAGTTTTATCAAAGAGCTTCACGATTATCCTTTCTTCCATGAGTGGTTTTATGATGCGCGGAAATTGCGAGTGGAACCGCAATCGAATGTTATCCGACAAAATGTCAACGCCAAGGGCATTATTTCGTTATCTCAACGAGATAGTGCTCAGGACGATGGTTCTATTGCCGGAAAAGCTTCGAATAAACAATTATCAGCACAATGCATAGCCGACCCATCGTGGAGCCTACCTGATATGTCAAAAAGACGTGTTTGGGTTGGAACTTATGATTGGACGACGACTGCTACTGCAGGAACAACATTGCTTAGTTTGGATGCACCTCGAGATTTTTTAGTTAATTATTTACAGACTGCACCTTTTGAACGATTTGTATATTGGAATGGATCAATGACGATCAGAGTACATGTGAACGGAACGCGCTTTAATGCTGGAAGGCTTATTGCGTTTTTCGTTCCGTGGACTCCGAAAGTTGTTGCAGACACGTGGCATGGTTCCAGCTTTGCCGCTGCTTGGTCTGTTCCAAATATACAAGTCGATGCTTCATCGAACAACGTTGGAGATCTTCACATTCCGTTTTACAATCCGCGGAGTGCGATTTTGCTCAATACTGGATCATTGTCTTGGTTGGATTATACTGGTAGCTTTTATTTACAGGTTCAATCACCTTTAACAGCTGCTGCTAGTACAACTCCAACCATCAATGTAAACGTTTGGGTCGAATTCAATGAAGATCAAGAATTTCGTATTCCTGTGCACAGTAGCGCAGCCTTACATAGTTCGTTTAATGCAACACATGCAAGACAACAAATCATGGAAGGACAAGCTGCTGCACGCAGGGTACAACCACAAGGAAACACAATTACAACAACATCAGATATTAACAATTACGGAACAATCGATAGCTTGGCTACACCAGTCAACGTTACCGGAGACTCAATTGGAAATGGAAATTCAGCAAGTGGATTACCGATGCATAAACCAGCTCGCCCTTGGAATCCTCTACAAATTTATCGTGTAGGATTTCAAGGATTGGCTAGTACTATTGGATCAGAATTCACTCGTCGTATGGACTTGGATTCCTCGCAATTGAATATGTGCACATCTGAAATGTTCGGAACAGAGCAGGACGAGATGGAATTTAAATATCTTCTAACTCGCCCTACTTATGCCGGAAATTTTACATGGGCATCTACTCATACGCCAGGAACCTCTTTACAATCGCGATTTACTGGACCGATGATGACGTTTTTTCAAAATTCCTCCCAGGATCAAATTGCAATGTCTCATGCTTCTACAGTTTTGAAACCGACACTGTGGGAGTATAATACAATGTACTTTGGTTTTTGGAGGGGTGGAATTCGCTTACGATTCGATATTGTTGCTACTCAAATGCATACTGGAAGATTGTTTCTCGCACTTAATTATGCAGCGCCTCCGGGCTCTGAAAGTGATTTGCGTGATGCAACCTCCCAGTATGGAGTTGAAATTGATTTGAGTAACGAATGTCGAACCTTTGAATTTGATATACC